AAGTTCATCGGCGTCATCTGCCACAACCGCCAAGTTGCCTGAAGCGGCTGATATTTCATCCAGTGAGAATGGAACCTTGGCAGCGAATTCATTCAATACATCAAATGCTTTGGCACCTTCTTCCGCGGATCCAAACAAGAATTTGAATCTCAGTCCAAGGCTTTCAACTTCTCGGCCCACATCAACAAAACCTCTCACCAGTTTGGTTGTGCCTATGGCCGCGAAAGCACCCGCAGCCACCTTGACTGCTGTGCCCAAGCCACCAAGTGCGGACTTGGCTTGATTGATTTGGTTTAGTCCTTCGACTTTGAGTTTGACGTTATATGTTTCCGATGCGGCCATTATCTTCTACGCGGTCCCATGGTCTTGAGATGTTCTTTGTGTTCAAGTTCCATCAATCCTGCCCAGTAATTCAATTCCAACACAGATAACTCCATGACTTCCTCCAAAGTTTTATGAAGCCTTGAAGCCAGTATGAGCAAAAATTTTAGCTCTGCGTTGGTTTGGATTCCTTTCTCGCGTCCTCCTGTGTGAGCGTGGTGATGGCATTGTTGAGATGCATCGCCACTCTGGTTATTACTTTTGGATCAGCTTCATTCATCAACTGCTCCTTGTGTGCCTCAGAAAATATCTTCTTGCCATCTTTGTCTCTGGCCTTGGATATCACTGACTGCACCAATGCTTCGACTATCTCGCCCTTGCCTTGGTGTGCAATCATTTTCTTTTCATCGGCGAAAGAACTGGTTGTTCTATAGTAGATGTCCATGTCCCATTCCGGTACATGCAACTTTTCCAATTCTTTTGTTACCAAACTTTCATAGTGTTTGGTGATCTTTTTCATTACGTCTGTCATTTACTGAATCTCCCTCGATTAGTTCTTTGTGTGTCCCTGGAGGCTGGTTTGAAGAAGCCCCTGGGTGCTTGTTTTGAATATCCCTTGTCCAATCTTGGCACATATGATTGTGTGTTGCCAAGGGTGTATTCAAAGTTGTTTTGTTTGGTTTTACGCCATGACTTGGCAGCCAGACCAGAACGCTTTGGAGTGTATTTCTTGACATTGACAAACAATGCTTGTGCTGTCCTGTCCATGAATTGTTCCAAACCCTTTACCAGCGTCTGACTACCCCGCCTTGCTGTGATTGTGCCTGATATCATATTATAAGTTGGTCTTTGTGAGTGCACCAGTTCCCTGGAAACTGATGGTCGCCGACACTGCATCATTCTGATCTACAGAGATGTCATGTCCTGTCACAATTACTTCACCCGATAATTTGATACCTGTTGATTCACCTGATGGGTACAGTTCAAGAGTCACTGGTGATGCACCTATTCCTGCGAACAGTGTTGATTGTGCTGAGTCATCATCTCTGAATAACACATCCATTGTTCCTGTGAATGAAGTTTGACCTGCCAAGAATGACTTGTCTTGTGTGCCCATAACTGAAGTTTCTATGGTGTCTGTCACCTGTGATACAGAAAATGATCGAACAGAAGCAATCGCTGCCGGCGATCCTGTCACATCAAATTTTGCAACTCCAGATGTTCCAACATAAGTGGCTGAGTTTGTTGCCATTGTTTAGTTCTCCTTGTTGTTGTTGTTTTTGATTACTTCCGCTGTCGCTTCTGCCTCTAACAGGCTTGACTCTGCGGGTTCTTGTTTAATTTGGACTTTTTTAACCTTTACAGATTTGGGTTTCTCCACCATTTTTGGTTTTTGAAAAGTCCATCCCTCACTCAAGTGTTGTTGCACATCTTTGTTTGCAACAATCTTTGAATTCCCTTGTTTGTCATACATTTCGCTTGCCATTATGCATTTCCTTTCTTGTAGATGTAGATTATTTCTGCCACCACTGTGACTTCGCCGATGGGCGGTTGTCTTTCAATCACTTGCACATTGTCAATTCTGCATCTCACCACGTGTGTGGCATCAGCATCTGCTGTGTTGTTCAATGCACGTTCTGTTTCAAGTGATTCTTCTATGTTCCTGATGATGTCATTTCTCAGTGTGTCTATCTGATTGCCTCTCACAAAACAACGCATGGACACTTCCATGGTGCCCTGTCTCTCCGACAATGAGATGTCTTCTCTGGTTTCATTGAGTGGCACAACCAGTATGGCTGGAAACTGCGTGATGGCTAATTTTTCAAAATCGAAAAAATCTCTGGATACCAACCCTGGACCTGGATTGGTCATGTTTTTTAAAACTTGTTCAACTCTCTTGAGTATGTCTTCTCTTGCGGACATTATCTAACCAATCTGTTAAAATGGACTGGTTGTTTCTCTGAATCTTGTACAGTGGAATCTTCATTGTAGTCATATTCTACACCTTGTTTGAGGCATAGATCAAACTCTTCCTTGAATCTTTCTTTGTAGTACTGCATCTTCTCCATGTACACATCGCCTTCCGGTGTGAAAGTCGATAGCCTTGGGTAGATGTAGTATGCGAACACATGATACACAGCCGCTCTCTTCCATTGTGAATCTGTCAACAAACTTTCATTGAATGGAGCATATGAACCTCTTGAAATGTCATACTGTCTGTATGTCGCTCTGGGCCACCACTCTATTTCAATCAAGCGATTGATGTCATCATAACTTTTTTCATGCAAGTCTTGAAATTCAGGGATGCCAAGATTTAGTATGTCCGGCTCATATTCTTGTAGATCTACATCTGTGGCGTATTGTGCCATTGTGATTACCTCCTGGGTGTCATAATTCAGTTGCCAGTCCTTCTGTTCAACTGTTTGTATTTAAGATGAATGGGCGTTGTTAAAAACGCCCACTCAATGTATGATTATTGATTATTAGTCAATCACTGATTCAGCGATCAATCTAACTGCGTAATCATCTTTAAGGATTGCGTTACCTCTTGAAGTTGTTCCCACAAATTCAACAGTTCTTTCACTGATGTCCTCTTGTGTTTTTATGGTCAAAGGGCGTTTCAACACATGGCCAAAAGCCTGTGGAGAGAACACACAACCAACTGCCTCAGCTGAGTCACCATCAACTGCTGTGCTCATGAACACTTTGGCATTGTACAATCTACCTAAGAATGCACCTTTGCTTAAGATATCATTTCCAACCATTGATATTGCGTTTGCTGAAGTTCCCACACCCGCACCTTGTAGCACATTTGCTACATTGTATGCTTGGTTAGGATTGATCACACACATGTAATCGCCATCTGCGTCTGTTGGAGCATTTTTGCTTCTAAGTGTGTAGATACCTTGTAGGATCTTTGATGGTGTTAATTCAGAACCATCACCACTTGTGCCAACTGATGCTGTCACTGATCTAAACAGTGAGAAAGCATTTGTGTCGATCTTTTCACCGATTGCGTTACCTAACAGTACACCGATGTCTGATGCAACATCTCTTGCTGAACCTTCTCTTAAAAGATCAGACAAGTCTGCTCTCGCACCAATTTCAGCCGCTGTGATTGTCACAGAAGAAGTGCCCACTGCTGATGCAGTAAGATCTGAACCTTCTGAAAGATCAGACGCCGCTATTTCCGGGTACACAGGAATTTGTGCAGTTAGACCGGGAGTACCAGTCATGTCATACACAGTGAATACATCACCAGCGATTGAACGCTCTGATGCTGTGAAGATAGCCTCTTGCAATACATTTGTCAATAAGGCTGTATCTGCTGTTGTTAAAGACATATTTTTGTTCCTTTCAAATTATTAGTCTTATATTATTCTTCTTGCCTGCCCCAGTCTTTCATTGCGTAGCTTCTTGTAGAGAGCTCGCTGTTCTGGGTCATTCAAGTCTAATTTGCTTGGATCAACATTGTCCTTGGATGTTATTGAAGTATTTGATTGTGTGCCTGAACCTTTGGGTCCTGGTTGGGCAAAATGAGGATTTTGATCTAACCACTCTTTAACCAAACCATCAACTGTCAGTGTGTCGCCTTGTTCTGTGTATCGAACATTGCCTTCAGCACTTACAACCTCTACATCCCCTTGTGCATTCAAACGCACATTTTCCTTCAGCAATTTGGTAACCTGCTCAGGGTTAATTGCCTTGTACTTGGATGAAGCATTTAACAATGCACCATCAACCATTTGGGTTTGTAGTGTCTTTGAAAGTCTTTCAATTTCCTGATCCTTCTTGGACACAGTTTCTTTCAATACTTTCTCAAACTCACCTTTTGCTTTCTGCTGTTCAAGTTGTTTGGCCTGTTCAGCTTCAACAAGTGTGTTATACTTCTCAACATCAATGCCTTGGAATTGTTTCAACACTTTTTCTTCTGCTTTTTTTCTAACAGAAGCCATCGCATTGTTGAATTCTTCAGCGGTATATGTTTTAGGACCAGTTGATTTAGCCTCCTGAGTGGTTTCTTGTTTTAAATCTTCCGCCACTGTCTCAGTGTCAGTTGCTTGGGATTGCTGGATGTTAGTCTCTTCCATGTGAGTCCTACCTTTCTGGTATAATTGTATTTAAGCTCTTACTTAACCAATATTCTGTTGTACAATAACCTATGTGGCGGATTTTAGGTCTTTTCTTATGTTTTCAAGGTATGCATGGCTCTGTTGGATGAGGCATGGATATGGTGCAGAGTGTCCACCTTCCGATGGATGTGAGAAGAACCATTCTTCTTGTGAATACTGTTCATTGAGCAGTTCCATCATGTGTTCAAGTTCCTGTGATGAGAGTGTGTAGATATAGACCCGGGCCAATAATCCGCCCAAGGGTCTATAATCAAAGAAAGGTAAAATTTCTATTTGTGATTTGTTGTAGGCTGGAAAACTCCAGGGGCAAACAGATCTTATGGACTTGAAATAGTCCAACCAAATCTGCTTATTTTCTTTTGCCGCCTCTTTTGCCACCCTTTTTCTTTTTCTTCTTCATTGCCATTGGTTTTCTCCTTGTTGCTGATCCTGGTGTTAGTAGTGCAGGATTATTTGTTGTTGTCATTACCATAACAATATTTACTTGTCCCTGCGTTCCATAAACTTGCGATACAATGGAGTGCCTGGTTCGATGTTGGATTTGGCCTGTCGCTTGGGATCCACTGTGTATAGGTTCAACAGTTCCAATCCTCGCATGTGTGCGAGTTTTTTAATTTTGATCAATGCCTTGCGAGCTCGCTGTGCTGATCTCTTTGATTTTAATTTTTTACACCATGCATTGTGTTTGTAGTATTCCTTGAGTTGCTGTTCAAGGGCGTGGTGTGTGGGTGTGTCAAATATTTCTATCTGTGTGATGGTGCCCTTACCCCTCATCAAACAACTCTCCAAATTGATCATTGCGTGGTCTGTTCCAACCTTGAATCCTCTTGTGGGCGATTTCAACATAATTCTCATCCAACTCACAGCCAATGAATCGGTGTCCCAGTTCAACTGCCGCCATGCCTGTGGAGCCAGAGCCTGTGAAAGGATCCAACACTGTAGATGAGGGCGGTGTGACCAGTTTGATCAAATACTTCATCAGAGCAACTGGTTTCACTGTGGGATGGTTGTTGCCCTGTGATTTGTATTTGTTGCTGTCTTCTGGATTGGTTGGTATGTGAGCCAGTGGGTCTTGCTGTGATAACCATTCTTGGTAATGATGTTTGATAGCGTGTCTCTTTATTGTGCCACAATGCGGCAACCATACATGATTGCCTTCATCGCCATCATTTTTTC